TGATCGACCTTGACCGTCCATAATAGACTGCAAACCAACCATAGCACTTGATAAATCACTGGCCGCTTGAACCGCTGATTTTCCAAAATCAACAACTTGACCAATCCCAAATACCAAGCCAATAGCAAGACCAATCTTAGATAACATCCCAAGGATATTTCCTAATCCGGATGAAATAGACTTCACACCCTGATTGAAGCCTTTACTGTCTAATTTGGTATCAATTTTTATTGAGCCATCATATTTATCTGCCATGTTTGCGCTCCGCACAATAACGCTGATAAATTCCCTGAGAAACTAACATTCTTTTGAAAAAATCCAATTCAAGATCGGTCATTTTTTCAACGTTCTTTTTTACATCCGGAAGGGATAACAATTCATTCATGATTTTAGGATCAACTTTGATCCGAGGTTTTTTTCTCTTTGCCACGGTTACGCTTCCCTTCTTCAACAAGCTGCATAAACTTGTTGTATTGTTCTTTTTCTTCAATCGTTCGATCGTCATAATCTGGTACATCGATCAAATCGCCTAATTCACTTGCTATTGCCCGTTCTTCTTTGGTGGCTTTCCCGGATTTGATCCGTTTTCGTAAACTGACTAAATTTGAAAAAGTGGTATTACTTCCCAAGTCCATAAACATAGCGAGAAACTTCCACCAATGAAGATACTCAGTATCCGCGAGGTCAATATTGTGTGTTTGTTTATAGGCTGCAAAAATCAAGTTGGCATCTTTGGTAAAGCTGTATAATCGTTGTGTTTTTCCTTGATCTTCATCTTTACTTTCTTCACCACCGTTTAGAAATTTGACCGCTTGTTTTACCGCACCGAGCAGATTATCAGGCCATGGAGCCGTGTACATGTTTTCGAGAAGAATTAGCCCTTTTTCTTCGTTGGTCAACTCAGTATCTTCAAAGGCCATAATCACCCGCAAACAGGTACGGAAATCTGTTTCAATCGGATATTCTGTTTCATCGATCATTACAGCGGTCGGCAGCTGGTCGGTGAGGATGTTCATGCTGGTTCGTACGTCTTTTCAAAAATATCCGGTTTGCATGGGTAGATTTCCCCATTCACGCCTTGGATAATAAAATCTCCATAATTCCCTACCATTGTTCCCTCCAGTGTTTCAATCTCGCAAGACGTTTCAAAATGCTCTCTGCACTCATAATGAACATTTTCTGGCATGGTGCTGCGTAAAACAATTTTTCTTTTAGTGACTTCATCCATGAACCAATCAGGAATAGGGTCAATCCCCATTCTAAAAGCTTCAACAACAACAGGTTTTTTTCTAAACTTAGCCATAATTCCTACTTCATCACATGGTTTTTATTTTGTTTGATATATTGCGCTGTTTTCTGACTACGCGAACTTTTGATAAATGGTGTAATCCCGTCAAGGAACTGTTCAAATACATCAAAGCTGTACGTATCGCCAAATGCTTTTTGAGAAGTCCCCGAGCCAAAGACCTTATCGATCTCACCGCGTACAAATTCGCATACTTCTCGCAATAAGGAAATCCCACTTTCCAAATTCTCAGGGATGCCGTTATCATCAACGGACTGATTGTTTACAACCTCATTTGCCCGTTGTAAATATTCAACTTCTTTTTTCTCAACTGCCCGGATCAAGTTATAAAATTTCTCAGCAAACAAAACATCTGTTGGGTTGAACTCAATCACCCGTTCAGGATCATCATTGATTGCAATTCGTTTTATTCCGGTTTCAATTCGGATACTATCCATACAAAGCTAACCTTTCAAAAAACCCCGCCCGGGTTAGTGAGCGGGGGTTATATTCCTTAGCTGGCGGTAAATGCGCCAGTCGTTGGATTGAAAGTACCCGCAACCGGATCACCGATGTAATTCAGCGTGTAATTACCTTTTACGGCTGTTCCACCGTCACCACCAAAAGTATCAACCTGGACACTTACGTTCTGTTTTTCAGCCGGATATGCTCCGGATGTTTCAGCTTCGTAAAGCCAAACATTGATAATATCGGTTTCGGCATTACCCAAAACAGCACGGGACTTTCTCAATGTGTCGAGAAAATCGGCAGCTTCATCAGCGGTATCTGGGGTGATTTCCAGCGGCATATCCGGTTGATAGCTTTCCACTTCACGGGAGCCGCTATCCTGATGGATATATGTTTCCTCTAAAACTTGAGGATTGTAGTTGATATTTGCCGACACAATACCAACACCCAGTAGCGCATAATCAGCAGTTCCACCAGGCACAATGTTGATATAGGTTGCAAATTCACTTCGTTTAATTTTTGCCATGTTTTTTTACACTCCTTATTTATTTCCTAGTTGTGCACGAACGAAGCAATCTTTAGCTTCTAAAAGTTTCCGCATACCAGCGGATTTTTCCGCACCATCTGGCAAAACATCTTCCATATAATGAGCCAATTCACTAACTTTCTTGCTAACTTCTTGTAAATTTTCAGGAAGATGCTCATAACCAAAATGTTGAATAGTAGTTGAAGGCATTTACTATGCTCCTTGTTCGTATGTCAATTTGCATTCAATTTGATATACTGCTCTATCGGATTCGCCCTGTTCGAATAAATATCCAATCATGGCTTCAATTTCAATCGCAGTTTGATTTGTTCCCAATGTAGGTAATACACCGGCTTTAGTCTGTGTTTCCAGCCAATCCGAAAACGCTTCGTAAAATCCAACATTCTCTAAACGTTCAGCTTCATCAGCGGTGCTCTCCATGCTTTGAAAAAGAAAAGGGTATTCCCGCAAACTTGAACCATTGATGTATGATTCAACAATCTTTTCACCCGGAATCGGCACAATCGAATACTGTGTTGGGTTACTGCCCAAGAAATTCACCCAGACGGGTGCATCAGTTTCTAATCCTGAATAAGTTTTCAAATAGGTTTTTAGGCTACTCAGTATTGTCATGATCCTGTACCTGTTCCTGCAATTCGTTTAGCACCGCGAACAATTCGTTTACCAGATACGGCCTTCATTCGCCGAAACCAGAACGGGCCCCGTAATGGACCAGTTTCACTACCCGGCGTTCGTGGAGAGTAGTATTGTTTCCGAGCATACGGAGCAATCCATTGAACCGTTCCCGATCCAATATCAGTTCCTAAAATTCCGGATTTGACCAACATTCCAGTTTGCAATGGAGTGTATTTCTCGGATAGTCGCAATACTTCACTGTCAACATAATCTTGAGCGTTTTGGTATCGACGTTGCCACTTGCCTAAAAATTCTTGTTTATATTCAAGTTTGAAGCGCAATTGAGAACCACCGCTTTTAGTGACAATAACTTTCCCTTTTGGAGTTTCAATAAATCGACGTTTAGCCATTATTTCGCTCCAACTTGCCAATGCTGCATGTGCGCTGATCCATAATCCATCGTGTCTACTTTGGTAACTCGTACCGTATCAGCATATTTCGCCATCAGTTTGGTAATCGTAAAACTCGAACTGATTTCGTCCGTAACCGCACCTTTTACCAAAACATCCCCCGGCTTGATCGTGATTTCACCACGCGCAAAGGGGATATAAACCGTTACAGCATCAGCATCCAACAACCCGGATTTGATCACATTGACGGCTTTGCGATTTTCCCAGAAAACAGCTTCGATAACCTGTCGGGTATAAACCTCATCACCGGAAACAACAGACTTTTTATAAAGGGTCAGATCCGTATTCGTCCGCATAAAACCCTCCATACATAAGCCCGGTACTACCTAAAAATAGCTTTGCCGCTTCTACCTGTTTTTGATCTTGGGTACGGGTAAATTGTTTATTCTGCACATACGACACTGAGTATTGTCCTACTCGTTCAGATGCGACTTGCGCCCCGTTTTGTTCGTAACTGTACATTTCCTCAGCGACCGCGCAAACTGCATAATCGATCTTTTCAATCAACTCAGTATCCGTATCTTCAGCGACAGTTTCAGCCGCCCGGCCAAACGTTACCCGGTCAATAAAAGCAGACGCTAACAAAGCTAACCGACTAAAAGCGGCGGATGGGATAGAAGTACCACCGTAAGTATTTGTATAGTATGTGTAATCTACGTATGCTGCCATTCCATCCGCCTAACTTTTTATTCTTCGTTCCCGTTTTCGCCTTGAAGCAAAGCGAGAAGGTCCTCTTTGTTCAATCGAGATGTACCTTCTAATCCTCGTTCTTTAGCTTCAGCTTTCAACTGCTCAAGTGTCATATCAACAAGAGCGGGTTTTTCAGCGGGTTCAACGGGTTTGTTTTCAACGATGGAATAACCAGCTTTCTTGTAAAAATCCAAGTCCCCAACCGGGATTTGTGTAGTTATTCCACCAATTGCAACTGTTACCATTTTCAAAAGATCACCTCCTAAAATACGATCCAGGTAATGACATCATCAGCGGTCAGTGCATAAGTTGCGGCACCATTAGCAACGGTCAGTACACCTGCATCAATAGACACATCAGCATCTTCCATTACCATTACGCCAGATCGCCAAATCTGAACAATAAAAGATGTTGCATCTGCTTTGCCGGTATCAATATCAACGGTTTCAGCGGTTGCGTCATCGGATACAACAGTATAACTATTGCGTTCTCCGATAGAATCGAAGTTGTCATTGACATCTTTTAGCCAACCTTGGATTTGAATATCTTTCAAAGCCATATTTCACCTCTTTCAATCAAACTATGGGGTGAGTATTACCCCACCCCGTTTTCAGTTTGGTTAGCTGCCCTTGATATGGCTGTAAATACCTTTGACTTTATTGTCATAAACAAAAGCGTCATGATAAAGCCGGTATTGGATCAGCCAAGCATCTGCGGTTTGGTTTTCATCCGGGCTGAATGTTTTCATGTTGGCATGTTTGGTTGCTTGCAAAACAGCGGAAGGATGAATAATCATAAAGTTGATGTCACGACCAATTGAAGCGGTTTTGCTGTACCCACCTGCATCAGAAGATGAACCAGGATCAAGGGTGATTCCTTTGTAAAACCGGGTTTGGGGAACCATGACAACGTCCATATTGTCAAATCGTCCAACTTCTCGGTTTACGCTGTTTTCGTTGCTCAATGAGCGAGAAATTGCGGCTTCAAGGAAGCCTTTACAAGCATCCGAGATGTACAAAATCCTGCCTTCGGTTGGAACTTCATTCTGGTTCAAAACCAGTTTTGCAGCATCAATAGCGGCAAGAATGGTATCTTTGGTCAAAGTTGCCGGTGTACCAACTTCAGTAATTCCACTCCAAGAAGCGAA